TTCAAGAATATATTACTTACAAGAAAGCTATGATGGCCAATATGAAATCTATTTTGGCGATGGTATTCTTGGCGTTGCTCCAGAAACAGGAAGTGTAGTTGATATTGCTTACATTAAAACCTCTGGTGCTGAAGCAAATGGTGCATCAACGTTTACTACTAATGCATCAATCGGTGGACTTACTACTGTCACAGTAACTCCAGCAGATGGATTCACTAAAACAGAAACAGGATCAGATAGGGAATCAATTGATTCAATTCGATTTAATGCTCCTCGTGCATTCTCTTCGCAGAATCGTGCTGTTACATCAGTCGACTATCGTGCAATACTTAAAGCTGAATACGATTTTATTGAAGACATTTCAGTTTGGGGCGGTGAAGTAAACGAACCTCCTGTTTACGGTAAGGTGTTTATTTCAGTTAAACCTTTGTCAGGCGACTATCTATCGAATACAACAAAGGAAATTATTAATCGATTCTTGTCTACTAAGAACGTTGGATCGATTACTACTGAGATAACAAACCCCGACTATACGTTTGTTACTATGGATGTATTCTTTAAATATAATCCTGATAATACCGTAAGAACGCGTGCTCAATTAGAAGCAGCTGTTAGGGATTCTATCCTTGAATATAATGACGCATACTTAGAAAAATTTGATGGTGTACTTCGCTATTCAAAACTACTAAAAGCGATTGATGATACTGATGACGGTATTTTGAACTCATCAATCAGATTAAAAATGCATAAGCACGTTGCTCCTATCACTGGAGTAAGGACTGATTATACGATTAAGTTCTCTTCGCCAATCTATATTACTGATACCACTGAGCAAACTCTGTCATCAAATACGTTTACTTATGCTGGACAAACTTGTGAATTGACTGATATTGTATCTAGTGTCTTTCCAAATAGAACAGTGCAAATTCGTAACGCATCAACAAAAGCAATTATAAATTCAAACGCAGGAACTATTACTCCTACTACTGGAACAATTACGCTTAATCAAATACAAATTGATTCGATTACTCCATTGCTTATTTTTGCTGATCCAAATTCATACGATATTGCTCCTAAATTTAATCAATTAGTTTCTATAGAATCAGACGAGACTCCAGGCATTACAGTAACTGGTGAAGAGGATACTATTTCTACTCTTGGCTCTGTCGGAGCTGCTACATACACCACATTCAGTAGACACGAATAATGCGCGATAATATTGAATCAAGTAAAATAGAATCGTTAATCCCGCGTCAGCTCATTGCTGATGCTGGTGGATTAATTGAGTTTCTAAAAGAGTATTATAAGTTCCTTAATCAAGACGAAGGTCCTTCGCATATATTAAATAATATTCTTGCGAATAGAGATTTAGACACAGTAGTCGATGCATTCCTAGGCTTGGTTGAGAAAGAACTAGGTGGTGGATTTACTACAAAGCTTGTAGCTAACAAAACGAACCTATATAAAAACATAGTACAATTCTATCAAGCAAAAGGTTCAACAGAATCGTTTAAGCTTCTTTTCCGTTTGCTCTACGATACTGAGATTGATATCTCTTTCCCTAAAGAAAAGATCCTTATTGCATCTGATGGACGATGGGTACAACAAACGTCCATCTTTATTGAGATTACCGAAGGTGATCCGTTTGATCTTTTTGCAAACATTATTGAAATCTCTACACCGACGCGAGTTATTGAAGTTGAAGTAGAGCGAATCAAGCGTGTTGACGAAACGATGTATTATGAGATATTCATTACTCGTGATAACAATACTGGTGCAATTGTTACCGGTGCGACAATCGATGCATACGGTGTAAAAGCAACTGTTGTAAACTCATTGAATATCGGTGAGATCATTTCAAAAGGTTCAGGGTTTGAAACTGCACAATACGTTGATATTGTTGAAGGCTCTGGTACAGGTACTAAACTAAAAGTATCTGTTGTAGGAGACGGCGGGACACTCGAATCATTTAAATTTATATCTTTCGGTGTAGATTATTCTTCCGAATTCTATGGGATGATTATCCCACGCGCAGAAGTATCTGGCGGAGTTGATTTTGTTATATCAACGGATCCTGAAGCTGATGCTATTACTTATCCGACACGAGCAATTATAAAGTTCACGGAGTCGGTATTAGCACAGTATCAAGGTGAGTATTCTGCAAATAATGGATTCTTATCTGACGATATATACTTGCAAGACAATAGATTCTATCAGCAGTTCTCATATCTTATTCGTTCGTCACAACAGTTTGACAGCTATAAGAATATATTAGATCAAACTATACATCCAGCCGGTATGGCAGCATTTGGTGCATTTGAGATTAACAACACGTTTGATCTTTCTAGAAACCTTGATGCTCTTCGTAGATACTTTGTTAACCGCTTGGAAGATGTTGTTGATACTACAGATGTTAATAATTGGTTATTAAATAAGCCTGTTTCAGATACTGCAATAACTTCCGAAAATAACGTATATCATTTAACTAAACCAAGGTCAGATATTGCTTCTATTACAGAAGCTGAAATAAAAGAATTTACAAAATCTTTATCTGATAATACTACAATATCTGATGAAATAGCCATACAATTATTTATTATGCGTTTCTTATCAGATACTACATCATTGTCTGATCTTGCTGTATTTAGTTACTCAAAGCGTTCAACAGAAGTTATAAATAGTAATGATTCCGGCGTAATTGAAATGTTAAATGACATTTATGCTGAAAACTATTTTGCTGAAGATTATTCCGAAGGATTAACTTCATTTACCTAGGAGAAAGACGATAATGTTAATGAATGAAACCGTAAGCCCTAAGGGTCAGGTCTCGATTGAGATCTTTAACTCTAAAGGTAATTTAAAGGAAAAGGTACATGTACCTAATCTTGTAGTAACTACTGGTAGGAACTATATTACTTCGCGTATGAATGACACTGCACAAACTGATGTCATGACACATATGGCGGTTGGTTCTGGTACAGATGCTGCAACATTAGCTGACGTTGTGCTTGGTACTGAAATTACTCGTGTTGCTTTGGATTCAGATAATATTGTAGATAACGTAATTACATATGTTGCTACATATGACGCAGGTGTTGGTACTGGAGCAATCACTGAAGCTGGCATCTTTAATGATGCAGGAGCAAACCTTGGTGATTTACTTTGCCGTACAGTATTCCCTGTAGTGAATAAAGCTGTTGATGACTCAATGGTTATTACCTGGACCGTTACAATATCTTAAGAGAATATAATTAATGGCTGCCGTAGTTAGACCAAACTTTCATCATACGATGGCTGAATCGATTTACGAAAAGATTCAGAATAAGTCTGCAAACTATCACTACTATCTTGGTAAAGTTTTGCCTTGGATTGGTGAAGGTTCTATTGCTGATGCACCAACTATTACTAATCACTTTCTAAGTGAAAGCGATTCACGTAGAAATATCGTTGGTATAAAGCAACTGTCAATTAATGATGTTGCTTTTATTACTAGACGTATTGATTGGGAATCTGGTAGCATCTACGATTTATTCGATGACACGTATACTAATCCACAGTCTAGAAACTTTTATGTCATGACTGATGATTTTAATGTGTACAAGTGCATTGAAAATAATAATGGAGGTCCTTCTACGGTAAAGCCTATCGGTACTGATGTTGGTTATACCGGACCATCTGCCGATGGATATGTTTGGAAGTTTATGTACTTCATTCCGCTTTCATTACGGAATAAGTTTTTAACTCCAGCATATATGCCAGTAATTAAAAAAGTTAAGAACCAATACTATTCTGCTGGCACAATTTCAGGATACGTAATTAATGATTCTGGTCAAGATTATGATGAGAATGAAACGTATGCTGTAGTTCAGGGTGATGGTGTCGATGCTGATATTGATTTAGTTATCGAAGACGGTCAAATCACTGGACTTGTTATTAATAATCCCGGTATTGGATATACTACTGCAACACTATCAGTTACAAAAGGTGCTTTGGATCCAGGTGAGGGAGCAGAAATTTCTTTGACGCTTTCTTCTCCTGGCGATTTAGATTCTTTACAGGCAGACGTTGAGTCTCTTACTGTTGATGGAGAAATATCTTCTATTGTCGTTACAGCATCAAATAACGGATATACTTCTGCGCCTGTGGTTACAATTACTGGTGACGGTACTGGTGCTGCAGCTACTGCAGTTATAGACGTTAATGGTAGAGTCACTTCAATTACGATGACAAACCGTGGATCTGATTATACTTACGCTAACGCAACAGTGGCGGCCGAGGGTAATATTACTACTACTGCAAGAGCGATCATTTCTCCACAGGGTGGACATGGATTTAATGCACCACGTGAATTGATTGCAGATACATTGGCGTTCTATTCTACATTTGAAAATGAATTAAACCAAGGTATGACTGTCAATAATCAATTTAGACAGTTCGGAATCATAAAAGATATTAATCAGTATGGAGCAAATAGGAAGCATATTAACCTAACTGGTACCGCATGCTTTGCTGTTACTGGAACGTTAGTAGGTGATTCTTTTCCAGAAGATGCTAATGTCCATACTACAGGTGATGCAAAATCTTTACGTATTATATCGTCTGAAGATAACAAACTACTTTTACAATCGACAAATAAAAGTATTCCGGAAGTTGGTGACGTTTTCTATAACGAAGCAGAATCTGCAAACTTTACCGTTGATACGGTACTAGCTCCAACTATCAATAAGTATTCAGGTGAGATATTGTTTATTGATAATCGTTTAGCATTTACGTCTTCTGATGAACAAAGTGTAGTATTTAGAACATTTATAAAATTCTAATTATAAATATTTGGTATAGAGATTTCTTTAGGAATAAGATCAAATGGCAATAAACTTAAACACACCTCCGTATTACGATGACTTTGATAGGACTAAAGGGTTTCATCAGATCTTATTTAAGCCAGGTGTTGCTGTTCAAGCAAGGGAACTAACCCAGCTACAGTCTATCCTGCAAAATCAGATTAAGTCATTTGGCGATAATGTATTCAAGAATGGTGCTTTGATCACAGGTGGTGATCAGTCATTTGACCGGCAATATTGCGCTGTAAAGCTAGCTGCTTCAGCAAATGATTCTGTGTTAGGATTGGTTGACCAAGAAATATACGGCACAGAATCCGGCATGAAAGCTTTAGTTGTAAACGCAACTCAAGCAACAGACGGTGGTGATCCTCCTACTCTATTTGTAAAATATCTAAACTCTGGTAAAAACAAAGAAAGCGGCGGCTTTTTAGCTAATGAAGTTGTTTACAACAAAAATAAAAGTACACGTGTTACTACAGCTGCATCGGCAGTTAATGCAATCGGTAATGCATATACGATTACTTCTGGAATCATTTATAACAATGGTGACTTTGTTTACTTTGAAGACCAAACGGCTATTCTATCTAAATATACTAAAATCGGTTCAGCTATTGTCGGGTTTGATGTAACTGAATCAATTGTTACTTTTACAGAAGATTCATCTTTGCTTGATCCTGCAGACGGATCATATAACTTCGCTGCACCTGGTGCAGATCGACGTACAGTAACGTTAAATTTAACAAGTCGTCCGTATACTACTTTGGACATTGATGATCCTAACTTTATTGAGGTTGCTAGAATTCAAGCTGGTAAAGTTATCTCTTCAAAGAAAACTACTGAGTATAATATACTTGGAGATGAGCTTGCTCGCCGTACATACGACGAATCTGGCGATTATGTAGTTCGTCCATATGATATTAAAATTAGCGAACACTTACGCACATCATTAAGCGTTAATGATGGTTACTACCTTACAACTGAAGGCGGTGATACAAATAAGTTTATAGCTAAAATTTCTGCAGGTAAAGCTTATGTAAAAGGTTACGAAATAGATAACCTAAAGAATTCTATTATCCCAATGGATAAGGCAAGAGATTCAGCTGCAGTAACATCTGGATCGGTTTATGTTCCATTTGGAAATTATGTAACTGTTACAAATCTTTCCGGTATTCCTGAAAACATTCAAGCATTACCGATTATTGAGCTTCGAGATCAATTTACTGCAACCCCAGGAAGTCCTGCTGGTTCAGTAGTTGGTACTGCTCGTATACGTCATATAGAATTTTTATCTGGAGATCCAGGAACTACTACTGCGCAATATAACATATTCCTCTTTGATATTAAGATGAATTCTGGTTATTCATTTACGAATAATGTCAAGCAGTTCTATTATAACAATGCAACCTATGCTGGTGACTTTACTGTCGATGTTAAACAAACGTTATCACTTTTAAGTGGTACTGTTTCAACTACTAATGCTTCTTCAGCGCTCGTAGGTTCTGGTACTCGCTTTGAAACACAATTAACTGTTGGTGATTACATTAACATTGCTGGTAATACGCATCGAATTACTGATATTATAGATGACTTCTCTGCAACAATCAGTCCTGTTGCATCGGCCGATCTTGCTGGTCAAACTTTTAATATTGTAAAAACAGTAATTAATGATACCGATAAAAACTCATATATCTTTAATATGCCAGTCGATATCGTAAAGACTATCGATCCTACTGGAGCTGCAACAAACTATTCAACGCGTAGATACTATGAAAGATCGTTGACTGCAGGTATTGTTGAGGTAAATGCTGGAGTAAACGAGACATTCTCTTCATACTCTACTGATAATTATCAAATGTATGATGCAGCTGGTAATGCAATCGATTTGACCGGTGCTGTTTCGGCTTCAGTTGGAAATACCGTATTAACTGTAGATATTTCTAGTCAAGGCTATAGCAATGAGACTGTAATCCTTGTTGCTACTATTTCAAAAAATAGTTCCGCAGCAGATAAGAAAAACAAAACTCTAGTTACAAATTCAACTGTAACATTCTTGAACGAAGCTCAAGCGATTGCACAAATACTGTCATTAAGCAAGGCAGATATTTATCGTATAGTTTCTATTAAGATGACAACAGCTGGTGCGTTTGGTGATCCTTCATATAACAGTGATTCTGAAATTGATATCACGAACCGATACACTTTAGATAATGGACAGAAAGCAACATACTATGGCTTAGGATCTTTACGTCTTAAAAATAATTCGGCAGCTCCTACTGCACCAATCAAAATCACATTTGATTACTTTACTCATGGTGCTGGAGACTACTTCTCAGTTGATTCATATGGCGATATCGATTATAAAGATATTCCTACGCTCATCCTTGGTGGTACTGAGTATGTACTACGAGATTGCTTAGACTTCCGTCCACGCATTAATGATGCTGGTACTGGTTTCTCTGGTACTGGTTCTAGCGTTGGCGAATTCCCTGATTTCGAAAACGATATTATCACTTCATACGAATATTACTTACCTCGTATTGATAAGATTGTTCTCAACTCAGAAGGTAGAATTAAAGTTGTAAAAGGTAAGAGTGAATATAATCCTAAAGAGCCTAAGACACCAACTGATTCAATGCCTCTTTATACGTTGAAGCAACAGCCATACGTATTTGACTTATCAAAAGACATTGAAGTACTTAAGATTGATAATCGTAGATTTACAATGCGCCAGATTGGTAAGTTGGAATCACGAATCAAGAATCTAGAATACTATACAAGCCTTAATCAGTTAGAAGTCGATACACAAAATTATCAAATTAAAGATATCGACGGACTAGATCGGTTCAAGAATGGCTTTGTTGTAGACGCATTCCGCGGTCATGGTATCGGTGATGTTTATAATCCAGATTATGGTTGCTCTATTGATTATAATAAGAGCGAGCTTCGACCAATTTGTGCTACACATCCTCTTAAATTAAAAGAAGTTGCACAAACACGCGCAGAGCGGATATCAGCTGGCTATCAATTAACTGGCGATCTATATACTCTTCCTTATACTGAAGAGCGCTTTATTACAAATAACAAAGCAAGTAAAGCCGTTAATGTAAACCCATATAACATTGTATCATTCAAAGGTATTATGACTGGTACACAGTCTGATATATGGTTTGATGAGCGACGCGTTCCAGATGTTTATAGAAACGAAGAAGGTAACTATGATATAGTATTGGCTGAATCACAAGCCAAAGGAACATTTGGTTGTGTCTTTGGTTCTTGGGAAACTATACAATTTGGAATAGAAGGTGGAACTGTAACTGAAAAAACCCGTTCTGGAACAGAATATACAATTCGTGAACAGGTTTCTACTGAAACGCGTAATGACGTAGTTGTATCTAGTTCTGTTATTCCTAAGATGCGAGATGTAAGTATTAACTTTAAAGCATCAGGCTTGATGCCAGATACTAGACTATACGTATTCTTTAGTAATATTAACGTTACTGCTGATTGTAAAATGACAACTAACTTCGTTGATTATTTAGATGAAGATAATCCAAATTTAGCAAACGTATACGATCTATATGGTGAAGTTGGTCGAATGATTGTTAGTAATTCAGAAGGTGTATGTGACGTCACATTTAATTATGTTGCATCTAAACATGACCTTAATACTGGATCACACGTTCTAAGACTATCTGATGACCCTGATGGTAATCCATTATTTGAATTTACTTCAGCTCAAATGACATTCACTTCATCGGGCGAGCTAAGAAATGTTGCGAATGAAATTGTTTCAACGCGAAATGCTGTGTGTGATATACGCGCAATTGAAGAAACTTCTAACAATACTAATTGGTATGAAGCTGGTAAAGTAGCAGATCAACAGTGTAATGGATTTGATTTACAACGCAAATTCTATGATGGTGCTGGTGGAACAACTGACTGGGTTACCGAAGAATTAAATTCAACTATATGTGGATATAGCGCTGGTAGCGGTAGTACTGGTGGTGGTGTAATTGCAAATCCGGATCCACCTACATGTCCGGCTGCTGGCACTGAACTTGATACGTTCTGTGATGATGTAACTGGCAACTTAATGAGAATTGTTGCTGATGGTTCATGCGGTACCAGTACTTCTATTAAAGAAGCTGGTGCATGCGTACCTGATAATCCATGTTCACCTGCCGGAACATTGAAGAGTACGTATTGCCAAGGCGGTACTGATCCTGTGGATATATACTATGACGGAACATTTAACGCAGTTACACAAACATGTGGAACATATGAACAAGCTGTCACTGGACTAACACAAGCTCAAATTGAAGCACAATGTCCTCCTGCTACGGTTCATCCACCAAAAGGTACGTACTTAGGATATGAGTGTAATCAACCTGGATTTATAAAGGTTAATTATTATGCTGATGGTAACGGTGGCCAATATGAGGTTACTGAAGGTGTTGGCCATGTTGATTGTGGATATGTGCCACTGGAAGATTTACAAACCCAAATTGACGCTGGCGATACAACAATTACGCAAGCTGAATTAGATCTAGCAGAAACATATGATCCAAACGATGCGCCTGCTGCAGGTACTCATATTCGATATGGTTGTCAGGGATATGATTACTATGAATATATTGCTGATGGTAGCTGGGGAGAGACTGACTCACTTATTGAAAGCGACGCAGAATTCTATTGCGGTAAGCCTGTATTAAATGACGTACTTATATACACGTTTAATGATTTAGATGCTGATGATGACGATGATGGCGATTTAGATCCACCACGTGCGCAAATAGTAGATAGTATTGGAATTGTTGGTGGTATCTTTAACTATGCTACAGGTCGTAATATGACAGCTGCCGAGCGTGAAGAAGCAGCTGCATATCTAGATGCTGTCGGAGTAACTAACGCAGATTTTGAAGCGGCGCTCTCAGATGGAAACAACATCTTTGCAGATGGTGGAATAGACGCTTTTTCAAATCCAACCGGAATGAACGATTCAGCTAAAAAGGTTTACGAAGTAATTAAAGTGCTAGGAAATACTGTAACGGCAAGAGGCATTGGTGCAGATTCTGACGCATCAATAACCAACTATATGGAAGAGGTTGGAACTGGTCAGTCAGGACTCTCTGCAGGTGATATATTAGCAAACCAAGCGATTGGTGCATTAACTGCAGTAAATACTAATGATGTACGCGTTGAGAGTTCATGGGGCGCGAATGCAATTGAGCAGCTGTTGCTTAAAGATAGTTTGATTTAATAGAGGTTAAATAAATGGCTTATAGATTAGTAGATCCATTGGCACAATCGTTCTTTATCGAAGAGCCGTGTATCGTGACAAAAGTTGATATCTTTTTTAGGACGAAGGATTCTTCTTTGCCTTTACTATGTCAGATTCGTAAAAATGAAGGTGGATTTCCTGGCAAATACATTATTCCTTTATCTGAAAAAATTATTCAGCCAAAAAATATTCCAACTTCAGCTGATGGATCTTTGCCAACAACAGTCATATTCGATTCACCAATCTATTTAGATGCAGGTGAATACTCGCTATGTCTAGGATCAGATTCAAAGAGATACACGGCGTACGTATCTGAACTTGACAATACCGATTTGCTAACTGGCAATCGTATTGTTTCACAGCCATATATGGGATCGCTCTTTAAATCACAGAATGCTACTACTTGGACTGCTGTTCAATTAGAAGATCTTAAGTTTAACTTATATCGTGCAGTGTTTGATACTTCAGTACAAGGTTCAATCGATTTTACTCCAGATATCAAAAGCTTCAGATCTAAAGTATTACCTGAAAATCCATTACAAGTATTTAATGGATCTGATATTATGCGCGTACAGCATTTCAATCATGGTATGCCAGAGGGTTCATATGTAAGATTAGATAATCTTGTTGAAGATCCAATAAACGGCACAACCTTGTTTGGTATAGACCTTACTGCAATTGCAAATACTCCTCTATTGATTGATAATATTACATTAGATGGGTATACTGTGACTTTACCAAATGCGGCAACTCAAGATGCTACCTTTGGCGGAATCTTTGTTGTAGCTACGCAAAACATAAATGCTGATATAATGTATCCGATTGAAGCAAAAATACTTGATTCAACTACTAATATTACGCATCAAATTAAGGGAACATTCACAGACTATACTCAAGACAGCGACTGGGTTACTTTGAATGAGGGCACTACTGAATTAGATTCTCCGCGTGTAATTACAAATGATACAGTAAAAGCAGAAAATTTGAATGGTGCAGACTCACTTCAATACAGAATTAATCTTGGTACTACTACAAGATATATTTCTCCGGTAATTGATAAAGGTCAGTTAGGATTACTTGTTGCACAGAATCTAATTAATAATCCAACGTATGATACTGAAAACACGTTAGACGCTGATATATTAGATTTTATGACAAGTGTTGCTGGAGTGACGTTTACTGCTACTAGCGAGACTTCTGGGGTTCTTTCAGTTCCAGTCGCATATCAAGATGCAGCCTTAACTTTGACTCCAGGTACTATCGCTAATATTACTGATGAATTAAATGTTCAAAATACCGGGCAATACCGTATCGCGAATATTTCTACGTCAGGTGATGAGATCTCTTTAGTAAACTTGTCTGGCTTCGTAGAAACAAATACTGGCACATATTCGGTTACTATTGGTAAGAACTATATTGCTGAAGAAGCTGCAGCGAACGGATCTATATACTCCAAGTATATTACTCGTAAGATCGATTTTGCTAATCCTTCAACTGGGCTTAACTTTAGAATTGATGTTAATCGACCTGCTGGCACAAACATTCTTGTGTACTATAAGACAAGTCTAGTTGGTGAAGCTGATGAGATTGCAGAAAAAGAGTTTACACTTATTGATAATTTAACATTGCCAGTATCGCTTGATGATAAGTTTACTGAGGTAGAAGCCTCTATTGAAGATCTTTCTCCATATGAGAGCATTATATTCAAGATTGCATTTACTTCAATTGAATCATCACGTGTACCTAAATGTAAAAACTTAAGGGCCATTGCGTTAGCTTAATATGTCATTAGTAAAAGTAAAACCATTTGATGGTAATGAATATCTTCTAAAAGATACGCGTAACAAAGCTGTTATCAATACCGATAATAAGGCATATAGCAGCTATGTTGCAAAGAGAACACGTTCTTTAGAAAATGAAGCTTTTAAATATAATATTGATAATAAAATACAGGATATGGAATCAGATATAAATAATATAAAGACTGATTTATCTGATATTAAGAATTTGCTTACTGCTTTAGTAAATAAAGAATAGGAATCACAATGTCTGTAGCATTAACACTTCGCAGTGTAAAAGGTACCCGGCTATTAAATAGCGAGGTAGATACCAACTTTACTAACATTAGTACAGAGCTTGATCTAAAAGCTCCTATCAATAATCCGGTATTTACTGGTTCAGGCCAGTTTACTGGTGCTTTGACTGTTGATGGTGACCTAGAAGTATCTGGTACAACTACGTTTGTTAATGTACAAAATCTTGGTGTTGCTGATACCATGATTTACGTGAATCAACGCACCCAGGGTACTCTCACTGGAGCGGTTGGCGATGGAACAAATGTCGTTTATACTGTCGATAATAACTATGTAGTTGGCGATTTCCTTGTTGTTCAAGGAGTAACTCCTGCATCTTTTAATGTCTCTGGTGCAGAGATTATTGCATCTGATGCTACTTCAGTTACTATTGCATCTACTAATACAGATACGTATGTTTCTGGTGGTATTACGTATGCAAAGACTTACGTTAATCTAGACTTAGGATTAGCTGGTGGTTATAACACTGATGGTACTGCTGCTGGATATGCCCACACGGGCGTGTTCCGTGACGCTACAGACGATGGTACGTGGAAGTTTTATCAAGGATATACTCCTGAGCCTTCTGCAGGTATCGACATTGATACAAGTCACGTTAGCTTTGCATTAGCTCCAATTGCTGCATCAACAGTATCAGCAACTGACTTTAATTCTACATCAGACGTATCATTAAAAACAAATATTTCTATTATAGAAAATGCACTTTACCTTATTAAAAATATAGAAGGTGTTTCATTCCAATGGAAAGATTCTGGTAAAGAATCCATTGGTGTTATTGCACAACAAGTTGAAGCTGTTGTTCCTGAGATCGTTAATACCGGATCTGATGGAATTAAGCGTGTATCTTATGATTCATTAATTCCAATTCTAATCGAGGCAGTTAAAGAGCTATCAGATAAAATAGATAATCTTAATAAATAACTGTCCTTAAGCCGAGTATTTGAAGGAGTACGAAGATGGCAATAAAGGTATCAGGCGTAACGATTATTGATGATAATCGTAATGTCGTTAATGCTAACGTCAAAAGCAAACAGCAAGATTTAGGTTCAATTTCTGGAGTTAACGCTGTTAATATCAATAATGGCGAAACTATCATTGCAACCATAACTGGAAATACTACATTTACAGTATCAAATCTAGTTAGTGGATCCGTTAATACACTTTTCTTTTTGCTAACAAATCCTGGTGCTGGATCAATTACCTGGCCGCCTACTACTACTTGGGATAAGGGAAACTATCCAGTTCTCAATACTTCTGGTAAGACTCTCATCATATTAGAAACCTACGATAACGGTGCTAACTGGATCGGAGTACAGGCCTGGCGGCAAAACGCATAGGATAATATCATGTCACGTAGATTTTGGATTGGCACTCCTAAGGGCCAAAACACAACAGCTGATACCTTTTTTGATACGTCGAGACAAACGATTTATCAGGTAAATACTTCAGCACCTACAACATACCCATCATTTTTTGATACATTTTATAATACAGCTGTACCAACTGGCTATATTATTTCGACTACATACGATGCTATTACTAATTATGTTACAAATTACTTTTATGGCGTAATTACATCACATCCTACTGCTGATATTCGTGATACTTTATATTACTATCCAGGTGAACAAACATCTTATATTGTATCAACGACTGTTACTCGGCCGACGTATATAGGATACTATGTTCCTACTGGATATTCTGTGACAGAGGATGTGTATAGGCCGACATCTATTGATGCTCCGTACAGTGGTATAACTCTGTATACTGACATTAGAATTACTCAGTATTCTAATCCGACAAACTATCCTGGATTTTTTTATCCAGCAACTACTACCTTTCCGACTGACTATACCTATAGCTCTAACGCGTATGGGTGTTATTATTTTAATGCTGATGGAAGTCCAGCTGGTCAAGATGGAGTTCCTCCTGGATGCTCAATTGTAGGATGCGACCCGCCGTCATACAACTATGCGAATGGAAGTGCTCCTACATATTTTGATACTTGTCTAACCACGGCTGGCTCTACTACATATCTAACACATATATATGTGGGTCAAAATACTACTTCAACAGTTATTTTTAACGGTCAAAGCGCACCAGATATTGGTGTTTTTGATTGCTATCCTGATGATTCTCCAGACGTAATAGCGTTCTGTCAAGATCCACAAAATAGGTGCGAGCCATGTCAAGGATATTATCAGACGACATATGAGACAGATGTCGGCTATGATCAAGTTACATCGTATCCAGCTCCTATTACAACATGCTATGCTACATCATCACTTACCTCTGTGTCTTATTTACAGAGTGAATGCTATAACTGTAGTGTTGATTGTGTCGCTAGTGTAAATACAACATCATCATATCAGGCATATCAAGCACCTTATTCAGGTATTACTTACTATGATGTTGCAACAATTGTAGGATACACGCCGGTGTCAACAATATATCCGTATATTTCGTATTATGATACGTATATAGGTACTACGACATATACTGCATTTAGGGATACGATATATGTAACAAGTCCACCTACAACATATCAGCAGGATACTGAATATACTCGACCAACGAATGATTACTTTTATCCCGTTCCGACAGAATATACTCGTGTTACAACGTATGAAACAGCTTATCCGACTAGTAATCCAACATCGAAAATCACGCAATATCCAACTGATGTTGCAACAACAATTGATACTGCTACACCAACGAGCAATCAAACAAGTGTAGACACTACTGTTATTACTTCATGGTTAACTGATAATGACGTAACTACAACATATCAAACTAGTAGATCGACTACTTGGTTTACACAGTAAATAAAGGAGCATGTAATGCTATACGCAAGAATTAATAAAGAAACAGATGAAGTTTTAGAATTCCCTATAACAGAAGGTCAACTTAGAAATGCTTTAGTTGGTACAACATTGCCAACTAAAATTACTGAGATTGCATTGGTTGGTACAGACTATGTTCAAGTACCTCCGCTTGTGTCTAGTGAGATTCCAGTTAAGTCGAGTATGACGCACACAGCAACACCGACGACTGTAACAAAAGATCCAGAAACTGGCAAATGGGTAAGACAATACGAGTTAGTAGAAGTAGATGAAAAAATACAATTGGATCGTGTTGCCCTTAAATGGAAATCTATCCGCGAGCGCCGTGACGAAGTATTGAAGGAAATCGATTGGAGAATTCTGCGAAATGCCCGTGAAGTTCGCCTTGGACTTACTCCAACAGATGACATTGCAGTACTTGATGCTAAGGCACAAGAGCTTGCAGATCTGACTGATACTTATGTTGATCCATATGAAATAGATATTAGCATAATTAAGATATAATATATAATACAGTTTTGTTATTTTGATAAGGTAATACTATGGCTACTGAAGTAAAACGCAATAAGGATTTCTCTCCATACGAAATTTATACTGGTGCTGATCCTGAGAAAAAAGAAAAGACATTAAAGAAAGAAGAGGAAGTAGCTCAACCACGACTTGCTTCTCAATTGATGTCTGAAGAACAAACCTTTAATGAGACTAAAATTGGTCCTTATGCAAAAAGGTCTGCACGGAATGATTGGGCTACTTCACAGGAAGGTCTTTTAAGAAGTAAATGCCCTCCGTTTTATTATACTAGTTATGATGTATCAGCAAATCAAAATAATAATTTCTCTGAGTTTACTTACACTGAATTTCCTGGTGCTGGCTTATATACGTCAACGCAGTCTAGGGAAATTAACTGTAGATTAATTGATTTTGCATCTAAACAAAAGTCTGGTAAAGCCGGTAAAGATGCACTAGAAAAGTTTATTGCTGCGTTTTCAGACAAATATGTTATGGATGAAGTCGATGAACAATATCAAAACTTAGATAATATTATTTTTATGCCTGGACATAACTTACTCGACTTGGCTGACATTGATCAAGTGCTCAGAGTAATCAATGAAACGGACGATGCATATATTAAGCCACATCCATTAACAAGTAATGAAGCTATTCATGGTATTGCTGGACGTGTTGGATGGAATAAGATAATACCTAAATACGTATCTGGTGCTAAGCTGCTTGAGAATTGTAAAAATGTTTATACTACCACGGCTTCAGAATTTTCTATTACTGGAGCTGCTCTTGGTAAAAACATACACAATATTTCTAAATATCAGTCAGAGGGTGCAGGCGTATATCAACCATTTAGTAGAGTGACTACTATTGCGCAAAGGAAGCATGGTATACAAGAAGCAAAAACTTTACTTGGTAATATCTTAGCATGCAAATGGTCCGGAGTTTTCTTTGAGTTTCAAGACGATGTTCCAGAACGAATGGACGCGTATTATGCTAAAGCTTTAGAGTTGAGAGAACTTTATAGACCGCTTTCATGTGGTCGTGGCGATCTAGATAAGGCCGTTAAAAAAGTTCCAGTTAATCAAGTTCCAGTAAAGAAATAGATTATAAATATAGGTATGGTGGTCTATTATGATAGAAGGTAAATCTAATCCTGAAATAGCAAAGAGAATTGCTCTTTGTGGTAGATGTGTACATCTTGTACCAAAGATAAACGTCTGCAAAAAATGTGGCTGTTTTATGCCAGCCAAAACTAGATTAACCGGAGCAAAATGTCCGATTGGAAAATGGGATGTTATCGTCACAGATAAAAAAGAAGAATAACGGAGCAGAAAATGGCTACAAAGCTATTACTTAAAAAATCAGGTGTGGCCACGAAACAGCCGCTTGCAAGTGACCTTGATTTTGGCGAGCTAGCTATCAACTATGACGACGGCATACTATACTATAAAAACAACACGGGCGCTATCGATATTCTTGCACGCAAAACGACTGGTGGTGCATCTGGTATTTCTATTACTCGTATTGGAACTGCATATACTGCATCCGATGGCGATTTTCTTTTAGCCGATACTTCTAACGGATCGTTTATACTTACACTTCCTACTCCCACAACAGGCTCTTTTGTGACTGTATTTGACGGTGGGTCATGGACAGAAGATCCTCTTATAATTGATTCTGGTACATATACTATTGACGGAGACGGAAGCACGATTGATTTAGACGTAGGTAATGTAAGAGTCGATTTTATCTATAATGGTACAACTTGGAAAACTCATATCCCAGTAGACAAAAACTGGGTAGAAAATAGATTAGCTCAATTCGAGGACGATGTTATTACATATGCTATTGCTTTGGGTTAACATTTTGTATAAATAGTCTTATAAATATATTAGCGAAGTAGATCAATATGTCATCATTTTCTAACGTATCAGCTACAGGTATTAGTACTACTCCAAGTACAATATACACTGCTACAGAAAAAACAGTGTTAATTGGCTGTAATTTAGCAAATACGATCAATCAGGTTGTACCTGTAGATCTTATATTTAATGACGGTTCTACAGACGTATACATTAAAAAAAATCTTAGAATAGAAAATGGTTTTAGTGACGAAATTATGAAAGGCAATAAAATTGTCTTAGAAGTAGGAGATTCGATTAAAGCCGTCGCTGCAATTGATTCCTCGGTTGATATTGTATTATCCCTATTAACAGGAGTTAATTAATGGCTGGTATCGAAGGCGCGGATGGTTATCCTGAAGGATTAGACCTTGCAGATAAGACATTTTATGGATTTAGATTGAATCCTGATGATGGTGGCTTAGAAGTTAACATCATCGATGATGATTCAGAGGCGGTTGAATTACCAAACTTACAAGATGGAATCATTGATAAATATGCATATAAGCATTGGGTGTGGTCACAAAATGCACTTCAATTCCAATGGAGCTCTAACGGACACTTACAGGTTAAAATCGTATGACACAACTAATAGATTTAGGTAAATTAAGATTTCACTTTGCTGGTGACTGGGCTTCTGGAACCACATATGAATCAAATGATATTGTTAAGTATGGTGGTAATGTATATGTCTATACCTATGCATTAAAATCAGCTGGAGTTCTTCCTACCGACGAATCACGCTGGGCGTTGATGATCGAAGGATTTAATTTCGAAGGTGAGTTTGATACAGCTGTAAACTATAAGATTGGTGATACAGTAGCACACGGTGGTGTTGTTTATGTGTCGATCAAAGATTCTTTCAATATTACTCCTCCAAATGCAACATATTGGAGCCGCTTCTTAGACGGTATTCAATACGAAGGCGAATACGATGCGAACACATTCTATCAAAAGAATGATGTTGTTGCTTACGGTGGTTCAGTCTTTGTTGCAAAACAAGATACTACAAACAATCTTCCAACTGATACAGTTTTCTGGGACAAGTTTGTTGAAGGTGTAAGCCCATCTGGTGTCTATAACGAAGCAACCGATTATGTACCAAATGACCTTGTAGCTTACGGCGCAAACATTTACCGTGCTAAAGTAGAGACTACAGGCAATCCTCCTTCTGATACTGCATATTGGGAACTTTATGTTGGCGGTATTAAGTTCTTAGGACAATACGACAACGTAACAGAATATTACGTAAACGACGTTGTTGCTTATGGTAATACAATATACCGTGCACGTGAAACACAAACATCAGTTCTTCCAACAGACACAAATGGTTGGGAAAAATTAACTGGTGGTATTGCTTTCCAAGGTTCATGGGATGTTGGAACTACTTACTATGATGGCGATGTCGTTGCTTATGGTAATGAATCATATCGTTCTATTACAACACAAACTGGCGTAAATCCAACTGGTTCTGCTGATTGGATTCTTTACGGTGCTGGTACTTCTTACAAAGGTAATTACTCAAACGCTACCACATATTACATTGGTGATATTGTTAGTTATGG